AAATTAAATTAAATTAAATTATTATGAAAAACTTAGTATTAAGTATTATAATGCTATTTAGTATGACTACTTATAGTCAAATTTCTCAAGACATTAGAGGTGCTTGGAAATCTAAAGAAAGTAGTTATTATGTAATGGTAACAGGGGATGAATATACAGGATTAAAATTTACTAATGTATCCTGGAGATCAAACCTTGCTTTAAAAGAAACTGTACTCAATGTAACAGATACATCTGTAACGACGCGTATAGAAAACCCGAAAACGGATTGGAAAGTTGAAGTAGTTTACACTCAAATAGATAAAAATACTATAAAATGTGAATTTACTGGAAGCACTGATCAAACAAATATATATAAAAGATATTATTTATTAACAAATTAAATTAAATAAAATGGCAAAAAATAAAGAAGTTAAAAAAATTACAGAAGAAGAATTAACGCAAATTGTAGATGTACAAAAAATTATGACTGATATAATTCAGCAGTTAGGTATTATGGAAGCTGAAAAGCATACTTTACTTAAAAATTTAGAAGTACAAAGAGAAACACAAGAACAAGTCAAAAAAGTACTAGAAGAAAAATATGGTGCAGTAAATATTGACTTAACTGATGGTGCTTACACTCCAATTGAAGTGGAAGCTAAAGAGGAAAAGTAAAATGGACAGCGTAATACGTAAAATCAGCATTGGTTCTGATTACAAAAATGACGCTATGCATTATTCAGTTGGGCAACAAGTCTATGGAGGACATGAAATTTCTCATATACTTTTGGATCAAGTGGATAATTCTTATAACATTCATATAAAAAAAGAGAATGAAGTATTGCCTTGGAAAAAATTTAATTCCAATATGGCCATATCAATTGAATATGATTTAGAATATTAATGAAAAGTTTATATGATTTTATAGTAGAACCTTTAGGCGATAGGTATGCAAATGAAATTGAAGTTGAAGATTCAAGTTTAGTTTTAAATACTAAAATTGAAACATTTCAATTTGTAAATAGGTTAGCGAAAGTAATAGAAACACCTATTGCTTTCACTACTCCTATTAAAAAAGGGGATATAATAGTAGTACATCAAAATATATTTAGAAGATTTTATGATATGAAAGGCATGCAAAAAAATAGCCGATCATATTTTAAAGATAATTTATATTTTGCTGCTTTAGATCAAATATATTTATATAAAAATAATGGGGAATGGCAAGCTATTAATGATAGATGTTTTGTAAAACCCCTAAAAAATAATGATCTTTTAAGTAGTAAAAAAGAACAACCTTATGTTGGCGTATTAAAAATAAGTAATAACGCGTTAGATACACTCCAAATTAACCCAGGGGATAAAGTCGGTTTTAAACCCGGAGGTGAATGGGAGTTTATTATAGATAATGAACGTGTATATTGTATGAAATCAAATGATATAGTTATAAAATATGAGTACAAAGGAAACGAAGAAGAATATAATCCAAGCTGGTCAAGTAGCAGTAAAAGAGTTAATCAAAGTTGCTAAAGAACCTATTGTAGATTCTAATACTGATATTTCCGCAGATAGACTTAAAAATGCTGCAGCTACTAAAAAATTAGCTATATTCGATGCTTTTGAAATTCTAAATAGAATTGAAGAAGAAAAGAATATATTAGAAGATAAACCGAAAGTAGAAGAGAAAAAAGAATCAAACTTTAAAGGATTCGCAGAAAGGAGATCTAAGTAATGTACGAACAAAATCTATATAAAGTACTACCAAATTATGTAAAACCTAAAATTCTTAAAAGAAATAATAGGTATAAAAAATGGGAGTATGGTTATAATGAGGAACACGATTTTATAGTAATCAGTAAATCTGGAATGATTGGAGAGGTTTATGAAATACAAAGTTTAAAAATCGCACTCCCAAAACAACCCAAAGAAATACATGAGTTTGAATCTGGTAAATGGGGAAGGACTCAATTACCCAAAGTTTTAAATAAGATTAAAAGTGTATTCGAGTGGGATAAATACCCCGAAGATTTTAAAGAAAGGTGGTATGATTTTATTGATGAAGAATTTACAAGACGGGACGAAGGATTTTGGTTTTATAATAATGGCACACCAACTTATTTAACAGGCACACATTATATGTACTTGCAATGGTCCAAAATTGATGTAGGACCACCAGATTTTAGAGAAGCTAATAGATTATTCTTTATATTCTGGGAAGCATGTAAAGCAGACATCCGATGCTACGGGATGTGTTACCTTAAAAACCGTAGATCTGGATTCTCTTTCATGGCCTCAGGAGAGGTGGTAAATCTAGCTACAATTTCAAGTGATTCACGATATGGAATATTATCTAAAACTGGTCCAGATGCTAAGACTATGTTTACTGACAAGGTTGTACCAATATCAGTTAATTACCCATTCTTTTTTAAACCGATTCAAGATGGTATGGATCGACCTAAAACAGAACTAGCATATAGGGTGCCAGCTTCTAAATTTACTAGAAGAAAGATTATAAGTGGTGAAGTATTAGAAGAATTAGAAGGATTAGATACTACTATAGATTGGAAAAATACTGGAGATAATAGTTATGATGGTGAAAAACTAAAACTATTAGTACATGATGAATCAGGTAAATGGGAAAGACCTAATAATATATTAAATAATTGGAGAGTTACCAAAACATGTTTAAGATTAGGAAGTAGAATTATTGGTAAATGTATGATGGGATCTACCTCTAATGCATTAGATAAAGGAGGTAATAACTTTAAAAAATTATATGACAGCTCAGATGTTACAAAAAGAAATGCCAATGGACAGACTCGCTCAGGACTATATAGTTTGTTCATACCTATGGAATGGAACTACGAAGGATACATTGACTCTCATGGGGTACCTGTATTCGAAACACCAGATACACCCGCAGAAGATCCTCATGGACAAAAAATTAAAATTGGAGTATTAGATTATTGGAAAAATGAAGTAGATGGTTTAAAAGATGACCAAGATGGTTTAAATGAATTTTATAGACAATTCCCGAGAACCACTAAACATGCTTTTAGAGATGAATCTAAAAACTCTTTATTTAACCTAACTAAAATATACCAACAGATAGATTGGAATGCTGATATATCTAATACCAATGTAGTAACACAGGGATCTTTTCAATGGGTCGGTGGTATACAAGATACTGAAGTAAGATTTGTACCAAATAAAAGTGGTAGATTTTATGTAACTTGGGTTCCTCCTTCAAGATTACAGAATAATGTTATTATGAAAATGGGTAAAAAATATCCAGGTAATGAAAATTTAGGAGCCTTTGGGTGTGATAGTTATGATATATCAGGAACAACTGATGGCAGGGGATCGAACGGATCTTTACATGGATTGACTAAGTTTAGTATGGAAGATGTTCCTCCTAATCATTTCTTTTTAGAATATATAGCTAGACCTCAAACAGCTGAGATATTTTTTGAAGATGTATTAATGGCATGTATATTTTATGGGATGCCAATACTTGCAGAAAATAATAAACCAAGACTTCTTTACCATTTCAAAAGAAGAGGTTATAGGGGTTATGCTATGAATAGACCTGATAAAATATATAATAAATTATCAGTAACAGAAAGAGAAATAGGTGGAATACCTAATTCAAGTGAAGATATAAAACAGGCGCATGCGGCCGCAATTGAATCTTATATAGAAGAACGTGTAGGGTTGTTAGAAAACGCTACATATGGAGATGTATATTTCCAAAGAACATTGGATGATTGGTCCAGATTTAATATAAATAATAGAACAACACATGATGCTTCTATTAGCTCTGGATTAGCAATTATGGCATGTAACAAAAATAAATACCGACCAGTTCCTAGGCTTGTGATAAAAGAATATGATTTAGGAATTAAAAAATATGACAATAGCGGATCGTTATCAAAAATTATAGATTAAATGAATATAAATTATAATAATAGTATATTTCCTAGCCAAGTAGTTAGTGATGCTGAAAAAGCAAGTTGGGAGTATGGCACAAGGGTAGCAAGAGCTATTGAAAGTGAGTGGTTTGCCCAAGGGCGTACTAATGGTAATAGGTATTTAACCACATGGAATAATTATAATAGATTAAGATTATATGCACGAGGTGAA